ATCCGACTGAAATTTTAGATATAACAAAAAGCACATTATTTCAAACTTTATCAGGGATAGAGAACTCTTTAGATTATACTTATTTGCCTGACCCACTTGCTACCTTTTTATCAGATCAGCTCACTACAGATGAAATAAGTACTCAAGCTAAACCTCCTAGTCTGTCAAAATTAATATGGTGGATAATTATTCGTACTTCATTGTTGATTTTAAAAGGTTTTGTCGAAGTTACCGACCCCGCTATTATATTGGCTAAATTTATTATTGACACTATCAACGCCATACAGCAATCTATCATAGCCATGATAGAAACTGGAATACGTATTGCTGAAACTGCCATCCAAGCTGCTTCCGATCTCGCGCGATCCACAATTAAGATGGTTGAAATAAATATTTCTATAGCGGCTTCTACAATAGACCTGGCGATTCAGTTCGCTTTATCAACAGTGCCGGTATTAGACCCTGAAACTGGCGAGCCTCTGGCTTCCGGGATCGAGGGACAAGAGGGTAAGACTTTAAATGAATATGTAAAGTTCGAAACCATGGCCGGCGCCGAGCCACTAGCAATAGAGAACTGGGAAATAGAGGTGACTGAATTAGAGCCAGCAATTTACGAAAAATTAAAAGAGGCCGATGCTGCAAGTGGCACAAATTTTGCTTTAACTTGGGATGATATGGTGATTCAAATACAGGGTGCTAAAGAGCTGCAGTCAGAATATTCAAAGGCTAAAAATAAGCTTGAGCAAACTGAAGAAATACTAAATACAGTTATAGCAGATTTAAAAGATGCTTTGGAGGACGCAAAAAAAACAATGAAAGAGATATTTGCTTCTCCGTTCTTGTTGCCAGGATTATGGGCCGCCATGATTCCCTCTATGGTCCCATATGGTGGCGGATTAATGCCACCACCATTGCCAGGTGGGCCACCTAGTACTGTACCTGGTATGATATATCTTGCTTTGCTATTTTTAGATGGTTGGGAGGAGTTACAACAAGAACAGTCAGAAGAAGCAGGCGACGAATTTAATTGTGATGAGTTTCTTTAAACCTATTACTGGCATGATTTTGTAGATTCAACTATTTATAAATGCATTTGAAAATAATGCTTTATATATAACAAGAGGGTACAAATGAGTGTAATAGGACCAAGATTGCCTTTGATGAAGGATGAAACGTTTGGGCATTATTCTCTCATAACAAAATTTAAAGAAGAAGTACGACAGAATTTAAAAAATCTTCTTTTGACCTCTCCTGGAGAAAGAATGATGATCCCTGATTTTGGTGTCGGACTTCGTCGTTTTTTGTTTGAGCCGAGACATCAAAATATTCCTGCCATAAGACAGAAAATTGATAGTCAAGTTAGAAAATATATGCCGTTTATAAGGAACCTTAAAGTACAGTTTGACGCTGGTACTGGCCCAGATTTTCTAGATAGTTCCAATATCCTATCTATTACAATTGTATACGACGTACCGGGTTTAAATTTGGTTAATACCCTAACATTGAATAAAGAGGACGTCAGATAATCATGATCAAAAAAGACAAGAAACTCATAAGGTATACAGACAGAGACTTCAATTCTATAAAAGAAAGCCTAATTAGGTATACAAAAAGATATTATCCTGACGTATACCAAGATTTTTCTGAGGCATCTTTTGGTTCTTTGATGCTGGATACAGTTGCTTATGTCGGCGACGTACTTTCCTTTTATCTAGACTATCAAACTAATGAGTCCTTCTTAGATACCACTGTTGAATATGATAACATTATTAGGCATGGTGAGCAAGTAGGCTATAAACAACCATTAAGGCCAAATTCATTTGGAGTTATCACCCTATACGTCTTAGCACCAACTGACGCTACTGGCGGCGGAACCGGACCAGATCTAGACTATTTGCCGACTTTAATAAAAGGTAGCAAGTTTTCTGCTTCTGGAGGTCAAGTATTCACATTAATAGACGATGTGGATTTTTCTAATCCTGACAACGAAATCATAACAGCGACTTCAGATCCTGGAGACGGATCCCCGACAGCATATGCAATAAAAGCATATGGGAGGGTAATATCTGGAGAATTAAAAGAAGAAATAATAAATGTAGGCGATTTTACAAGATTTTTGACGCTATCGTTATCAGATCCGAACATTACAGAAGTAGTATCTGTTACTGATACCGAAGGGCATGAATACTATCAGGTAGACTATCTATCACAAGATACAGTTTTTAAATCTGTCACTAATAGAGATCCTGAAACTAGCCAACATACACCAGAAAAAATTGTAACCACTTCAGTTCCCCGGCGTTTTACTGTTTTTAACAGGTTCGGTCAGATTTTTATAAAATTTGGTTATGGTTCCGAATCATCTTTGAAAACAGATAATGTAACACACCCGTCTAATGTTGCGCTGAGGATGCATGGCAGGGACTATGAAGGTGAAATTAATTTTGATCCGTCAAAACTATTAGAAACAGATAAATTTGGAATTGCACCGTCTAATACAACTTTAAAAGTGGTCTATAGAGCCAACACTGTAGAAAACGTCAATGTAGCTACTGACGGCCTTAAGCAGGTACTTGAGCCTATATTTGTATTTGGCGGCAACGCAACTAGATCTGCGGCAATTAATTTAGTAAAAGATAGCCTTGAGATAACAAACGACAAGCCTATCATAGGTGATGTTTCTTTACCAACAGCAGCAGAACTAAAACAGAGAATCAACGATACATTCGCTACACAAAATCGTGCGGTAACAGCCGATGACTACGCTGCATTAGTTTACAGGATGCCAGCCAAGTTTGGCAGGGTTAAAAGGGCTAAAATAGTAAGAGATCATGATTCTTTTAAGAGAAACTTAAATTTATACGTTATTTCACAAGATGCAAATGGAAATCTTATAACTAGTAATGCGACCTTAAAGAACAACTTAAAGATATGGCTCAATAATTATCGGATGATTAATGATACTATTGACATTCTAGATCCTAGAATTATTAATATTAAAATTAATTTTAGTGCAGTTGTAGACTACTCTCAAGATAAATTTGAGGCCATTGATGTAGCAATTGACTCTATAAAAGATGTTTTTGCGGAAAAAATGGATATTGGGGAGTCAATTTACATTACAAAGATATACGATGTATTAAATAATTTAGATGAAATCGTTGATGTAACGAACGTGAAAGTAGAGCTTCAATCTGGAGGCCTTCATTCTGATAACGCCTTAAACATAAATGACTATATATCTGCAGATGGAAGAATATTATATGCACCAGAAAACGTTGTTTACGAATTAAAATATCCGAATCTCGATATCAAGGGAACTATTAAATAATGGGAATTAAAGGTTATAAAGCCAGCAAAGACAACACCATAACTAACGGTTTTAAATTAATATCACCAACTCGTGGTACCGGCTCTAATATGGGCGCTGCAGATATATTAGAGGTATACTCCATTTATGGACAGCAAACTACTTCGTCTGCAGAACTTTCTCGTGTTTTAATCCAATTTCCGGTTGATCAAGTGTCTTCCGATAGGACTGCAGGGACTATACCAGCTAAGGGAAATGTTAATTTTTATTTGAGAATGTATAATGCCAGGCATTCTGAACAACTACCAAGAGATTTTACTGTTAATGTTATGGCGGTATCACAATCTTGGCAAGAAGGCCATGGTTTAGACATGGATGGTTATTCAGATGAGACAGGAGACAGGATAGAGGGCTCAAATTGGGTGAATAAAGATTCAAATCCAGCAGCTAAATGGAATTTGCCCGGAGGAGATTACCACTCTTCTTCTTATATCGCTGGCTCTACTATGCCAAATCACACTTTCACATTTAAAGATGGCGACGAGGATCTTCTAGTCGATGTTACGGATTCTGTTGAAGAATGGATAGATGGTACGCAGACAAATAATGGCTTTGGTGTCTTCTTGACATCTAGTCAGGAAGCCTATGTCGCCAACACGCTCGGTGCGGATAGCCAAGATGCTGATGGTAGCAGTGTACTCTTAAACACAGCAGGCCAAAAAAAGAGCTTCTATACAAAGCGGTTTTTCTCTAGAACAAGCGAATTCTTCTTTAAAAGGCCTTCTTTGGAAGCTAGGTGGGATTCTAGAATTATGGATGATAGAGGTAGTTTCTATTCAAGCGCCTCCATCGCCTCAGCAGCTGACAATATAAATAAGTTATATTTGTATAATTACATACGAGGCACCCTCAAGGATATACCGCACAGCGAAACTTTAAAAGTTAGTTTATACGCTAGTTCTAATAACACTCCAGTGGGAAATGTCCTAGCCTCTGCAACTGCGGGAAAATATAAAACTGGCATATATTCAGCGTCTATAGCATTAAACACTACCTCCTCTGTTATACATGATGTTTGGTCTGGGAGCCTAGGCGGTGAATATAAGACTGGCTCTATCAAGGTTAAGAGCCTCGCAGATTCTTGTGTACTATTGGCTAATGATTACAATCAATTTACTACTAAAGTAACTAATTTAAAACCAAATTATGCGAAAGATGAAGTGGCAAGATTTAGGGTTTTTTCAAGACCAAGAAACTTTAGTCCTACAATTTATAACGTTGCTAGTACAGAAATACAAAATGTAGTATTTACTAGTGCATCTTTTGAAGTGTATCGCGTGGTTGACAATGAGACAGTTATAACTAATTCTACTGGCAGCGCTACAAGACATACATTTTTATCGTATGACGAGTCAGGTAGTTACTTTGATTTAGATATGTCTTTACTAGAGCCTGACTATATGTACGGAATAAGATTTTTATTTTACGCTTCTGACGGGTGGAGAGAGCAATCAGAGAAATTTAATTTCAGAGTCGAAAAAAGATAATATAGTTGGGTTTTTTCTATGAGTATAAAAGATTTATTTGATAAAGGGCACTCTCTAAAGCATATAAAAAATAAAAGCCAAGAAGACCTGCGCGAGGACCTAGAGTCTTCAAGATATCTTCGGGCATACTCTAAAAAAAGACAAAGATTTTTTCCTGATGTAGATTTCGCCACAGCTTCTAACTTTGCCAGATTTGGTCTCGCCGAAGAATATTATGACTCTTCAATTAAACGTATTTACCAGACTTATCCTTATGATGGTTCTCAAGCTGAGAAAATCGAATGGGAAAACGAAAGTACTTACCTAGATATTTTCTTATATGAAAATGAGTATCCTAGAACTAATGGATTTGTAACATTAAATAGTAGTACTCATACCTATACCAGTACCCATGAAAGTGTGATTTATAGTAGTAGTGCCCCGCAATACATTTTTATAAAAGGCGGACCCCACGCCGACCCAGGCGGCGACTATAAGAGCGATTTTTCTGCTGGCCCATCAAAAAGTGGAATATCAAAAGCCAATATATATGACACAGATAGTCAAAGGACAAGCAATTTAGAGCTTGATTTAGGCAAAGGCGTCACTATAGAGTTTTGGATGAAGAAAGATGACTGGGTATCGACGGATACTAGTAAAGCCGAATACTTTTTTCATCTAGCAAGGGCCGGTTCAACTGGAGAAACATATGGCCAGCAATTGCAAATCTACAGTCTGGGTCGCAGTCATGTTGGGGACGTCAGTTTTGAAATTCTTTCCGGTTCAACTCAGCTGTTTTTTACACACAATGTTGGATCTTCAACGCTTATGACCGATGGTGCATGGCATCATTATGCCTTCACGGCTAAAACACAAGTAACTAGTACGACATCCAATCTATATGTTGATGGCGCGCACATATCAACAAAAAATATTGCTAGCACAATCAACGCTATTGATGGAACAATGATAGCAGCCATTGGTGCTCTTTGCCAGCCTGACGAACGTGGCGCCCAATACGGCGATAAAGGGTGGGGCAATGTAGTCTCATGTTCTTTTGACGAGTTCAGATATTGGAAGACAGAAAGGGACGCACAGCAAATTGGTAGACACTTTAGAGATCAAGTAGGCGGCGGTACAAATACAGATAATGAAAAATATGATGATGTAAATAACAAGGTTGATTTAGGCGTATATTATAAATTTAATGAAGGAATTACCGGCAAACCCTCAACTGATTCTACAATATTAGATTATTCGGGAAGAATTTCTAATGGTACTTTTGTAAATTATTCTTCTGATTGTAGGAGCACAGACTCTGCAATAGTATTGGCTGGAGCAGCTTCAAAAGAATTTAAAGATCCAATTATATACTCCACTCATCCCAACGTGTCTTCTTTTCTAGAAAAGAAAAAAAATTTAGGAAGAATGCATGATTATAATAATGCTGTTTCTCTCTATAAGTCAGTACCTGGATGGATATTAGAAGAAGATGAAAGAGAATCAAATGAGCTAAAATATTTGATGCAAATTCTTGCCAGCTATTTCGATGATTTATATCTTCAAATTCAAAAATTATCGACACTAAAAGATATAAATTACCCAGACGATACAAGTTATGAAAAACCACTGCCTTTTGCAGATAGGCTGTTAGAGACTAGAGGATATGACGCGCCTGAGTTGTTTGCCCACGCAAGCGCTTTGGCTAAATACTTAGAAAGAGACGAGAAAAGACTTTTTGAGAAGAAACTTCATGAAGTAAAAAATATAATTTATCAAAATGTATATAATAATCTCTCATATATACAGAAATCAAAAGGCACATACAAGTCACTTAGAAATTTCTTAAGATGTTTCGGTGTAGATGAAGAGTTAATAAAATTAAATATATATGCTAATAATGATGTATATGAGCTAAAAGACAACGTTACTAGCACAGCCTTGCGCAAAAAATTTATTGATTTTGACGACCTAGAGACAAGATACGCAGCCGGCGGAGTATATGAAAATGCGTACCGGTCGACCGCCTATCAATACAAAGACTCTTCAGTAGACAACTCAATATCTTATATACCAGCTATTTCTGAAAGTCAGGTGACCGGCGCAGCCTTGACAATCGAAGCAGAGGTTATATTACCAAAGCGCTCTATAGTCGGCGATACAAATTACAATCTTTTTCCCTCTTTGACATCTTCAATTTTTGGCATGCATGCCGTAACAGAATCAGATAGTGACTTAACTTTTGCAAGCGATGATTCAATAGCTTTTAATGTAATTGTTGATAAAAATTCGCTAGATAAAAGAAATGGCTCTTTTGTTTTAGGAACTTTTGGAGAATCAAACGCACTTTCTAACTTACAAAGCAGCAAGTACATAGGGTTGTATGACAATCAGA